TCTTACCGATATTCATTATTACTGAACAAAAATTTAGTTTTGAACACGCTAAACAAATGGGTTTAAAAACTGATTATGTGGAGGAAATAGATGAAACAACTGGTGAAGTTACTGGTTATTGGGATGGATTTTTGTTATATAAATTAGGGTTTGATTATATTGAACAAGCCTTTGAATATGTAACAGAAGTTCTAGACGGGCAAAAAGAAGGTGAGATACCACACGATATATTATTTTGTTGGGACTCTATAGGTACTATACCTTGTAAAATGAGTTTTGATGGGAAAGGTGGTAATCAACATACCGCTAGGACTATATCTGAAAAATGGGGTATGGGAATGGCTCAGAGGATTACTTCTTCAAGAAAAGAATCATCACCATACACTAACACTATGATATTCGTAAACCAACCTTGGGTAGAGTTACCAGATAATTCATTTGGTCAACCAAAAATACAACCCAAAGGTGGTCAATCAATTTATTTATCCTGTGCCTTAGTATTCCTATTTGGGAATCAAAAAAATGCTGGAATATCAAAACTATCTGCCACCAATAAAGGTAGAAAAGTTAATTTCGCCATTAGAACTAAGGTTGGTATACATAAAAACCATATGAATGGGTTAGGATACGCTGATTGTAGGATATTAGCTACTACACATGGATTTATCGAAGATGATAAAAAAGCCATAGAAGATTATAAGGGAGTACAAAAAGAGTATTGGTCAGAAATTTTTGAAAATGTAGGTGATGGTATAGTAGATTTTGAGATAGAAGATGATGAAACATATATCGAAACACCTGTAGAATATTCTGATAAATAATTTTAGTATTAATCTTATAATAGTTATGGAGAGTGCCAAAACCAACTAAAACAAAAAAATACACACACACCTTATTAGTAGATGGAGATTCATTATTGAAAACCGCTTATCATGGAGCAAAAGACCTTTATTATAAAGGTAACCATATAGGTGGTATTTTTCAGTTCTTAACTATGTTAAGAAAAGTTATTAATGAAAATCGTTTTGATAAGGTTTTTATATTTTGGGATGGTCAGTTTAGCGGACGTTTGCGTCATGAAATTTATAAAGAATATAAGGCTAATAGAGAAAAAGATTTCTATAATCATCGAGAACCCAAAGACCCTGATCTATACATCCAAAAACATAGGGTATCCCAATATTGTGAAGAATTATTTATTCGCCAATTTAAAGATGAAATAATAGAGGCGGATGATTCTATAGGGTATTATTGTTCTAATATAGAAGATGATGAAAAAGTTGTGATAATCTCTAACGATAGAGATATGTGTCAACTGATAGATGATAGGGTAGCAATATATGTCATTAACCTTAGAAAAATCATAAGTAAGTATAACTATTGTGAACATTTTAATCACCATTATACTAATGTTAAATTAGTAAAAATATTGTCTGGAGATGCTAGCGATAATATAAAGGGGATACAGGGTGTTAAAGAAAAAACACTTATAAAGTATTTTCCTGAAATTTGTAAAAAAACTTTGACATTAAAAGATATTATTAGTAAAATTGAAGTATTACAAAACGAAAGAAAAACAAGATTGAAAACATTAGATAACATAAAAAATAAAGTTACGGTTGGATGTCAGGGTGAGGATATCTTTGAAATTAATGAAAAGATTATAAACCTAAGAAAACCATTATTAACAGAATCAGCGAAAGAACATCTTAATAATTTATTTGTCTCACCTATTGACCCAGAAGATAGAACAACAAAAAATGTTATTAAGATGATGTTAGAAGATGGAATAATAATGGCAATACCCGGTGGAAGAGATGGTTATATAAATTTTTTAAAACCATTTTTAAGAATAATAAAAAAAGAAAAAAATTTCTTTAATATAAGCAAAAAATAAAATACTATGAAAAAGAATTATGAAAATCTCCCGTATGAATTTTTATTATTAATTAATGACAAACCAATAGTTGGTAGAAATTTTTCTATAAGAGGATTTAATAGTGATAGTTTAAGATCACTTGAATTAAAAGAGGTAATAGATGATGCGGTAAACATAATAAAACGCCAATTTAAATCAAAAACATCGGATTACCTTTTTAAATATTATAATCCTTACTTCGCTTATTCGGATGTTGTTGTTGATACTGAACCACATAAAGTAGATATTTACGCAAATGAAGACATCTTCACATTACAAATAAAAGTAAAGGGAAATGTGGTAATACAAAAGATTTTTTCTGGGAATCATTACCCCCCAAAAGTAAGGTATGATGTAGACATAAGAAAAAATATTCCCGATATCATAGCTACAATACAAAATGGGTTAGTTCAGAAAAATTATACAAAAGAATTGTGCGGTTACGCGCTTTAAAGGATATATATTAATATAGTAAATTATAAAAAATATGACTAAAAAAAATAGTGTAAATTTAGGTTACTTAGGTTTTAATTTTCAGATAAAATTAGTCAAACAGTTAATAGAAGATATAAAATTTTCAGAAGAAATAATGGACATTGTTAGTCCACAATATTTCGACAATGAATACCTTAGATTAGTTGTTGCTAGTGTGAAAGATTATTATGAAAAGTATGAAACGATACCTACATATGAAACAGTTTTTGAAATTATTAGGGTAGACATTAAACGAGAAATTGTTAGGGATTCTGCTATTGAAATAGTGAAAGATGTCAAAAATGGTGATAGCAAGGATTGTTTACATATCCAAGATACTGCACTTAAGTTTTGCAAACAACAAGAACTTAAGAAGGCAAATCAAAAAATTCAGAAGATATTAGAGTTAGGGGATTTCGATAGGTATGATGAGTGTGAAGAGATATTAAAGGGTGCTTTATCCGTTGGTGGTGAAAAAGATACAGGTATCGATGTATTTCATGCCATAGAAGATGTGTTAAGTGATGATTTTAGGTCACCGATTGCCACAGGTATGATTGCTATAGATAACTTAATGGATGGTGGTTTATCTAAAGGAGAATTGGGTGTTATATTGGCCCCGTTCGGTGTTGGTAAAACTACTTTGGTAACTAAAATGGCAAATAACGCATATAATTTAGGTTATAATGTCGTACAAATATTTTTTGAAGATAATCCAAAGGTTATACAAAGAAAACATATAACGTGTTGGACAGAAGTACCGTTAAGTGAACTAACGGAAAACAGAGAAGAAATTAAAAAAGTAATACCCAAATTTAAATCAAAAGAGGGTAGTTTAATTTTAAAGAAAATGCCCAGTGATGGTACAACAATACCAAAAATAAAACAATATTTAAAAAAATTAACATCTAATGGTACTAAACCAGATATAGTTTTTATTGATTATATGGATTGCGTAGTTCCAACTAAACAATTCAAAGATGAGTGGAGTGGTGAAGGAAATGTGATGAGACAATTTGAAACTATGATTACAGAATTAGATGTTGTTGGTTGGACAGCAATACAGGGTAATAGAAGTTCTATCGGAGCATCTGTAGTAGAAGCGGATATGATAGGGGGATCAATCAAAAAAGGTCAGATAGGACACTTTATAATATCAATTGCTAAAACATTGGAACAAAAGGAAGCCGGAACCGCAACTTTAGCAATATTAAAATCTAGGTTCGGGAAAGATGGGGTATTATTCGAAGACATATTATTTGATAATGGCACATTAAAAATTGACACTGATATATCTAGTGATGTTTCTTTTTTGGACTTTGAAAAAGGTGAAGAAAAGAAAAAATCTAATTTAGTTATTGAGGCGATGAGGAAGAAAAAACGAGTTTTCGGGGAACAGTAAGTTATTGTTTAACTTATTAAAAAAATTTTATTAATGATTAATTTTGTTAAGTGAATTAACACCCCCTAATAAAAAGAAAAAAATAGTAAATATGGATGTAACAAACAAAATATTATCAGACATTACAGTGTATATGAAATACGCTAAATACTTACCAGAATTAAATAGAAGAGAGACGTGGGAAGAACTGGTTACGAGGAATAAGAATATGCACATTAAGAAATATCCTGAATTAAAAGATGAGATAGAAGAAAAGTATAAGTTTGTATACGATAAAAAAGTATTACCATCTATGAGGTCAATGCAATTCGCTGGTAAGTCCATTGAGATATCACCTAACAGAGTTTATAACTGTGCGTTTTTACCTATCGATTCAGTAGAGTCGTTTAGTGAGACAATGTTTTTACTTTTAGGTGGGACAGGAGTAGGGTACTCAGTACAAAAACATCATGTAGAGAAACTACAACCAATAAATAAACCATATAGTAAAAGAAAAAGAAGGTTCTTAATTGGAGATTCAATAGAAGGTTGGGCTGATTCCATTAAAGTATTGATGAAATCATATATTGGTGATAAAAGAAGTTCTAGTATAGAATTTGATTTTTCAGATATTAGACCAAAAGGAGCTAGATTAGTTACTTCTGGTGGTAAAGCACCAGGACCTCAACCATTAAAGGAATGTATTGTTAAAATAAAGGGTGTTTTAGAAAATAAAACTGATGGTGAAAATTTAACCACACTTGAAACACATGATATTGTATGTTACATTGCTGACGCAGTGTTAGCTGGTGGTATTCGTAGGGCAGCTTTAATTAGTCTATTTAGTGCTGATGATGGTGAAATGATTTCTTGTAAAACAGGTAACTGGTGGGAAACTAACCCACAAAGAGGTAGGTCAAATAATTCAGCGGTTCTTATTAGACATAAAATCACTAAAGATTTCTTTATGGAATTGTGGAAAAGAATTGAACTGTCAGGTGCAGGTGAACCAGGAATTTACCTATCAAATGATAAGTCCTGGGGAACAAATCCCTGTTGTTTTGTAGGTGATACATTAGTTGCTACTGCAGATGGAAGAAACGCTGTTAGTATTGCTCAGTTAGAGAAAGAGAATTATAAAGGACCTGTTTATTCTATCCAAACACAAACTGGTCAAGTAGTAACATCTTATTGTTCTAATGTTTGGGTAAGTAAAAAAAATGCAGAGTTAGTTGAGGTTAAGTTAGATGACGGTTCAAGTTTTAGGTGTACACCTGACCATAAAATTATGTTAAGGGGTTGTAACTATGTTGAAGCTAAAGATTTAGTTAACGGGGTTAGTTTAATGCCGTTTAATTCATTTAAAAGACTCGATAGGGATTATAGGATGATATGTTCTAACACTGGAAGAGATTTAGCCCAATACGCTCATGTATCACAATATTATGATATTATAAAAAATGGGTATGAAAAACAACATATCCACCATATAGATGGTAATGGTTTAAATGATTTACCAGAAAACTTAGAATCTATTAACGCAAAAGAACATAATAGAAACCATATGTTAGGAGATAAGAATTCTTTTTTTAAGATTAAAGATTTAGATTCTTGGAAAGAGAAACAATCAAGTAGACAATTAGGTGTAAAAAATAGTAATTCTAACGGAATAACAACTGAGGAAATGTTAATTAGGTTGAGGGCTAGAAGGGTACAAAAGTTGAAAAGGTTAACCCAAAAGGAAATATTAGAAACATGTAATGTTAAATTTTTATCTAAAGGTAGGTTAACTGAAATGAATGTTAATACTATATCTGAATTACAGGATGATCTATGTGAAATGATAAACCATAAGGTTGTTAGTGTTGATTTTATATCAGAAAGAGAAGATGTTTATGATATGACAGTTGAGGGGACTCATAATTTTGGTATTATAACATCTAGTACTGATGATAACTTTATAAATAGTTCAGGCATTTTTGTTCATAATTGTGAAATCGCACTAAGACCATTTCAGTTCTGTAACTTATGTGAAGTAAACGTTTCTAATATCGAATCACAAGAAGATTTAAATGTGAGAGTTAAAGCTGCTGCGTTCATAGGGACGTTACAAGCTGGTTATACGGGCTTTCATTATCTTAGAGAGATATGGCAAGAAACTACAGAGAAAGACGCTCTAATAGGTGTTTCTATGACTGGAATTGGAAGTGGTGTAGTATTAGGATATGATTTAGAAAAATCTGCTGATATAGTAAAGAGAGAAAATAGTAGAGTTGCTAAATTAATAGATATTAAAAAGAGTTCTAGGTGTACCACAGTAAAACCTGCGGGAACAACATCCCTTACTTTAGGGACATCATCAGGAATACATGCTTGGCACAATGATTACTATATTAGAAGAATTAGAGTGGGTAAAAATGAATCTATATATAAACATTTAATTGTTAACCACCCAGAATTATTGGAAGATGATTTTTTTAGGTCACATGATACGGCAATTATCACTATCCCACAGAAAGCACCAAAAGGTTCAATATTAAGAACTGAATCACCATTTGACCTTTTAGAAAGAGTTAAAAAAGTGGCGATAGAATGGGTAAAAAGTGGACACAGAAATGGTTCTAATACTCACAACGTTTCCGCAACTATATCACTTAAAGAAGAAGATTGGGAATTAGCTGGTGAATGGATGTGGACAAATAAAGAACATTATAATGGGTTATCTGTATTACCTTATAATGGTGGTTCATATACACAAGCCCCTTTTGAAGATATCACTGAAGAAAAGTATAATGAAATGGTAAAACATTTAAAT